AGGTGTTTGCGTAAATATCTTCATCACCTTCCATTACATCATATGTTTTTATAGATGTATTATCAATGATTTTTTCCTTTATGGCTGTTTGTTTCTTTTCCTTCGTTATTCTGCGAATGAAAGCATAATAGATAATTTGTGTAAAATATGCAAATGGGTTTCTAGATTTCTCTGGATTAAAATTCTTTGCATATCTAATACAATTTTCTATACCATCTCCTATCATTTCCTCACGATAGGTATAATTGATAAAGTTGGGCCTGTACGATAAATGGGTTGCAATTTTATAAAAACATTCGCCCATATATTCTGTGACCATTGGTGGGAGATCATCGACCTCATCAGATTCTTCAATATCTGTTTTCCACTTTTCCATTTCTGCAAAAAATAATTTATTATCAACATAATGTACTTTTTTTTCCTTTTCCATAATTTATTTTAGGTTAATTTTTATAATCTCATAATCAAATTCCTCTTGATTATAGATACCGATACGTTTAATAAAATGTTTAATCGTATGGTTATTATTATTAAAGTTATCTGCAATATCATACAACTTTGCTCTAGCCTTACTTTCATGAGTTCGTAAACCTCTACCTATTGATTGTAGGTTTCGGATACGACTTTTATAAGGACTAGCAAAAATGATGTTATGAAGATTCCTAATATTGATACCAGTACTGAATACACCAAAACTGGCGACAACAATCGAGTCTCGTTCTCTTTCAACGATTCCTCTAATTTTTTCTCTTGTTTCGGAGTCTGTTCCCCCAAACACAAAAAAAGTTTTCCTATTGACATCGGCTCTCTCCTTTATAAGATCGTGTAACAACTGTCCATGTTTGATTAACGAAAAAAGAACTAACGTGTTTCCTTTCAAATCAATGCATAAATTCCTAATCAGATTATTCCTTTGAGGATGCTCTGTTATGAATTTTATTTCTTTATTATAGTCTCTTATTATACACTCTTTCTTTGAATAAGTCAAGACAATTCCAATTATCTTTAAATCAGAGATTTGCTTACTATCAATAAGAGCTTTTGTGGTAGTAACCTTTTTGACCGAACCAAACAAACCCTCTAATACTAAATGATGACTTTCTGCATCATCAAGTGTTCCTGTTAATCCAAATTTATAAGGACAGTCTGTGGTTTTCTGCATTATGGTTTTGAGAGACTTGGCTGCAAAAGTATGTACTTCATCACCGATGATAACCTTATACTTTTCAAAATGTTTCTTTGGGAGTTGATGTATGGACTGCCATGTAGATATATGGACAGGTTTTGGGGAAGTCTTGTCTTTTCCAGCATAGATTCGATGACAGTACTTCTCAGCATCCCATCCATAATCTTGAAAATCTGTGTACATTTGTTCCACTAGTGAGGAGCGTGGTACTAATAATAGTATGTGTGAATTATCTAATACCTGTTGAGATTCCAGATAATATCGAATTAATATGTAGATGATAAAACTTTTACCACTAGCTGTAGGACTGACCAGTATACATCTTCCATGTCTAATAGAATGTTGTACTGCATCTAATTGGTAATCTCTAATTTTCACCGTACTTTTTAAACCATCTATGAAAGATTTTACGGTGTCAATATCAATTTCCAGAGGTGTTCTCACACCACCACTTATAGTATATTTTTTTGCTGTTGCGAATTTGTAGATATATTCGGATAACCCAACGTAAATTTGGTTATTCCGTATGTCGAACAATCGAATCTTTCCATCCCAGAGCCTATTCTTGAAACTGGGCATGAACTTTGCCCCAGGCACATCGAAACTGAAATATTCGTTTAATTCTTTTGTTATACTTCTTTCACATTCAATCTGAGAATAAACATCATCTTTCTTGTGAATTATAATATCAAATTCCAGCCTCGAATTTTCTCCACTCAATTGCATTTTTTATTTGAAAAGAACGATTACTAACTGATCTCACTATCTCCTGTAAATAATCAACTACAGTTTCATAGTACTCAACCTTTCCTTTTAGGTCACGATACTCTTTGTCAGCCTCTATAAAAGTCTTCTGGTCATCTTTAGTGTTTAACTTCACATCAAACGACCCTTTTTCTTTGTAAATCTCTTCTGTTGCCTTTCCTGTATAAAATACCCATTTATCCCTTTTAAGAACATTAAGCTCTCCTTGTGTCTTTTTTAAAAGAAGGGAATGCTCTGTTAAGAGCTGAAGATATTTGGAATGTAAAGAAGGTATTCGTAGAGATTCTATATCTAATTCAAGATCATTGATTTTAAGGTCTTTCCTGACCATATCTTGTATTTCAGTTAATTTCATAGTATTCTTAATATATTCACTTATAAACCTAGCATAGCTATAATACCATATAGAAACGCAAAAGTCAAGTCATTTAAAAAGTAGCCCAAACACTTTTTAGCTATATTGTCACACAGCCTAATCAAGTGGACTCACTTTAATTAATTTTATGTTTAGGCTACTCGATAGTATTTATCAAATTACAGTTTCAAACTCATAATAAAGATACCTAAAAGTCGCACTAGCTTTAAAATATTCTACATCAGTTGGTTCTTGAGAATATTCCAATGAAGATAAACTAGTAGGAAACATATTTTTAAACTGAACATTTACTTTTGGTTGATTTTTAGAACTATATACTATCAAAGTTGCATCTGAATATAAATTAGATTCTTCGTAAGTAGATTTTGTTCTAGGATCAGCATCTGATGTACCAAAAGTTCTAACCGCACCATCTCCTTTGGCCAATGTAGTTTCCCATTGTGAGTGATTAATAGGTGATCCCATACCAACTATCCAATCCCATAATTCTCTATAGTTCTGAAGTTCTTCATCTACTATAAAAGTTATATTCAATGTTTCAAAGGTAAGTTTATCACCTGAAAGAATTACATCAGACATAGGTGTAGCATATTGAGCTTCACCTAAAGTTATGCCTGGAATATTTGCAGCTGTGCAAAACCAAGTTGTTTTGGGAAGGCGATTAAACGCAAGTCTCCATTGAGTTCCAGTTGCGTAATCATATACTGTGGGTTGTTGTGTACTAGGATCGGCCATAATTTACCTCTACTAGTATTTATAATGGTGGGAAAAGTGGAATAGGGGAGAATCCATCCCCCCCTATATTAATAAATCGGGATATTACTTAGAGTATATACCCCAAAGTACCCAAATGGCGACTAAACCAACGAGTCCTTCAGAACCTAAGTCTTTTACAAGACTTACTACTGAACCGACTACATCCAAACCTAAGAATGGAACCGCTGCACCAAATAAAATTTGGAGAACAACACCAAGAGCAATAAGCCCTAATCCTATGTTTGTTACTTGTTTAATCCACCCTGAGATTTGATCTAACATATAATTTTTCTCTCTATAGGTTGAATTTATTATAAAGGGGTTAGAGAGGGAAATAAACGATTCCCCCCTCTAAGATGAGATTACATCAAGTTACTAACACGAGCTCTGCGGTAGTAAGTATTACTATCAGCAGTGAACGGTTGTGAAGCAGCAGATATTGCAGCCGATTCTTCTGACATCGGATTAACTGCCATTCCATAACGAGTCTTAAATGCAATTCGTGGTTGGAAGGTTGATTCTGAAACCGCACGAACCATTTGCAACGGAACGTATGGGCAATAGAACAATCCTGCATCATAAGCATTAGAACCACGATAACCAGCAACATACCAGTTATTTGCAGCACTTGCACTTACAACGGAGTTATAAGGATCGACAAATACTTTGATTCGACCATTAATTGTTCCTGCGAAAGTACTTCCTTCTGGGCTTGGGTCAACATTCATGTTACCCGAACCATTTGCTCCTCCACCTACATCAAGGACACCAGCCATTGACAATGCAGAAGCAACATCAGCAGAACAAACAACGATATTACCTTTTCCTCTACGAGTTAAGATACCAATATCGTTACAATCACGCTCAATTTGGAACATCAGTCCTTTGAATTTTTCAACTGACCAACGACCATTAGAGTCTGTGTCCAGATTGAAAACGCCAGCAGATGATGTAGTTTGAGCACCAATTTTTGCAGTAATGTAAATGGTACGAACTACTTCACGATTAATCTCAGCAAGAATCTCTGTGCTAAGAATATTCGACAATTCTGACTCTGCATCAAGACCATGAATTGCTTTCAAGTCTTGTGCGAGTTCCATTGTGTAAGCAGCACGCAGGGCACGTGTCCTTGCGGTAACTGTTGCTTTCTCAATGGTGAATCCCATATCTTGGAAAGCAGTACCACCAGAAGCACCTAACGCTTCACCAGCTGCAGTAGTTGCGGCACCTTTTACGTTATATGTACCAGCGGTGTCTACACCCCAAATGTCAGGGATAGCTGCATCAGTTGTGACTGCGGCAGTACCACCATTAAGGGCACCTGGCTCTGTACCAGTTTGATCTGCAGCAGCATAACCACTATCTTTAGTATCTGCTTCGTCAAATAGTGCTTCGTCAACACTAGTTGCACCTTCACCCATACGGGCTTTCTTTGCAAAAATAAGTCCTGTGGGGCCACTCATTGGTTGCACACCACAAATATCATATGCCATCAAATTAGGCATAGCTCTACGAACTAAAGAAATCAAAACTGGATCCCAGTTTGCAACAGTATCAGCTGTGGACATTTCTGCCTCAGACAAAAACTGTTTTGACTCTTTAAGCTCTTTTTCTTGGTTCTCCAAGATTACAGCAGTAACCGCACGTTTGTAAGCATCGTTGATCGGAGGTAGATCGGGATGATTCAAAACTGGTTGCCACTTTTCTTGAAGAGCTTCTGAATTATACATAAATTACTCCTTTAAAAAGTTTATCAGATATTATTTTTTTGCCCTTGAGTTATCCTTCTTAATGGCAGACATATATTGTGCCATAGTTCCAGATACTTCTTGGGGTTCTTCAGTTCCTTCTTCAGTAAGAGTCTCATCTTGAGATTTTACTTCATCAGAACCAAAATAGCTTTCCTTTATTGTTTGAAGCTTCTCTTTGTAAGATTCTTCATCGGAAAACTCAACATCATCAACCAGACTTTGGAACTTTTCAGTTTCGGTATCAGTCATCCCATCAGCAACATCGGCAATCATGGACTCTTTTACGAGTTCACCTTTTGCCTTTTTCAACTGAACATTTTCTTCCATCTGTTTGTTTAATTTATCTTCCAATTCTTCTATTTTAGTCAAATTGGCTTCCAAGATGTCATACTTCTCATCTGGAACATCGATATAGTGATCTTCAAATAATCCTTTCAGACCACTAATGAAATCTTCTGCGATCTCACCTTTGAGCCCACGCTCAATAGCAAGTTCGTTTTCAGTCATCCATTGTTCTACAACATAGTTCAAATAGTCATCGACTTTTTCAACTACACTTGTCATTGTTTCTTCTGCAACTTTCTTTGCAGAATCTTCGTTTTTCGCATGAATTTTTTCCAATTCAGTACGAACTTTCGATTTAATTGCGGTTTCAAAGATTGTTGAGGCTTTTGTTTTAAATTCGTCAGAGAGTTCTTCTTCACCACTAACTAAAGCTTCAATGTCTTGTGATACATCTAAATCTTCAATTGTTTGGTCAATAGACTCTTTCTTAACTTTAGAAGCTTCTTCATCTTCTTCTTCCTCATAACCTTCATCCTGTTCAGTTTCACCTAAAACGTGAGTACCATACATTTTTGCAAGATCTTCTTTTTTCAGACCTTTAATGTGGTCTACAAGTCCTTGCATGATTTCAGATTTGAGTTTAGGAGCAGTAGCTTTTTCTTCCTTTTTAACTTCTTCTTCCTCATCATCTTCTTTTACTTCTTCATCTTTATCTTCAGTTTTTACCAAAGTTACAGGTTTTACTGTACCTTTAGTTGCTTTAGGATCAGATGTTTTGCCAGAAGTTTTGGCTTTTTCCATATTTTCTTTTTCTTGCTTTAATTTAACGGAACTTGGATTGGATGCTCCAGGCTCTTTAGCACTTACCCCTGTAGGTTTTGCTGTAGCCTCTTCGACCTCATCCACTTCTTCCATCTCTTTAGTGAGTTCTTCAGACATATAAGTCTCCTTTAGTAGTTTTGATTAATTATATTTATAATATTAGAGTTTTGAAAGAAACATTTCAAAGGCTTCTGCCTTCTTATTTGCGGAAGCGACTCTCTGAATACGGGCAACTTCTTCTTCTCTAAGAATTCCGTTATCCCAAATCCATTCTTTCCCTTCCATTATTCCTTCCACAAACGCTTCTGGTGCAGATGGATCCGCAACGATGTCTCCTGCTGTTGCAAGATAAAAATCGTCTTTAACTACATTAGTTTGACCCTTCTTTTCAAGTGTACCCATTCCTCTACTAGAGACTCCAAGTTTTGCACCTGCATTTAGCAATTCTTTGACAATTTTACCATTAGGCGTGTCAAGAATCTTTGCTTTCCCGATGATATTTTTACCTTCGGGGTATAGTTCTTCGATTAAATGAGAAACCCTATCCAAATTGACCGTTGGCCCCTCTGGATGTCCTAGTTCTCCAAAAGCTCGTTTATTCTGAACTAGTTCCTTATTATATCGAGTAACTTCTTTTGTTAAAATATTAAGAGGATATAATCTACCATTCCGATTTTTAGTCTCGGCCTGCATAAAAACCCCTTTAATTTTCAAATCTTTGCCATTCTTACCTTCAGTAAGAACTTCAAAATCATCAAACATTTCTGTGATTAGCTTCATATTATCCTCCTGAATATTGTTTGTGTACAACAATAACAGCATAAGAATCGCCTGCTACTGTAATACCAATATCTGCTGTATTTGTTCCTGACAGAACTGCTCCAGATTGACCTAAATTCCAATGTCCTGTTCCTGTAAAGGCATGAACATCTGTACCACCTCTATCTATTGTAATTGAGGTTGCGGTTTGCCAATGAATATCAACAATATCAGCTGACACTACAGTAGCTTCATTAGTTGCTTTAAGTTCTGCTAGTGTTATTGCTCCATCAGTAGAATCTATATGTAAAACACTTCTACCCTGTGAGTTTATAATTGAATTTGCCATAGTTTATCCTAAATTGTAAGCATTTCTTTATCAAAATAATTCATAATATCTTTAAC